CCGCACATGGGGCACACCAGACATGAGCCTGCGCGTTGCATGGGCGCTCCGCAAAAAGGGCACGCTGTACCACCTATTTGTATGGTGCAGGCGGGGGCGGGGGTTTCTAACACAGTTTCGGTCATTCGGCCGCTTCTTCAAGCGCCGCCAAGCGGGCATCCTCAATCACCTGATCGGGCGGGTTGAACGGCCACACAACCTCAGACACACGACTGTACACCGATGGCAGATCCCTGAGAGCCTGCCTGTAAGTGCGCCATTCCTCAGCGGTGTGGTCACCCAAAGCAGCGTCCCCGACCTGTGTCCAGTCCGTGGAGCGCAACAGGCTGTCACGCTGGGAGCGGACCATCCTGAGGTCTAGGTCAGCGGCCTCAGCCTGTGCCTCCAGTTCTGCTTCTTCTTCTGGTGTGAGGTCGATGTAAACATTATCGACTACTTTTTGTCTTGGCATGATGCGCCTCCTAAGCGCCATTGATTCCGTAGAGAACGATGCTGGTGTATTGCTGAAACTGCGGTGACGACAGCGGCTTGACCCTGATCTGGTCGATTGCGTCAAGGCTGCCGAACAACCCAGCGGTCAGTCTCAAGTACCACTCGTCGTCGGTAGTGGAGTCGTTCGGCACGACCGACTTGACGAAACACTGTTTGAAGTTCGATGTGTTCGCGTAATGGGGAATCCACATGGTCGTAGTGGAAAACGTGTCAGCCAGAGCCGAATCAGACGCCATCATGGAAATGACATCACCCACCGCCGACGAATCTTCATTACTGCTAGTCACCGTGGCGGTGGATGCGTTCAGGTAGGTGTTGGAATACGGCGTGGAATCGCCGTTGAACCGAAACTCCAGATTGTTGTAATAAGCAACCTTGTCGTCACGGGCCGAGACTGTCAGGTACAGGTGGTCATAAGACGACGAGATGCTGGTGAATGTGATGCTGGCCTCAGCACCAGTCAGCGTTGTCTCGTCAATCACGTTCCAGCAGGCCATTACGAGGACTTCAATCCGTAGAGGGTGAACTCAGAACCACGCACAAGATTCCCGTTAGCGCCAAACACTTTCACCGCCGTGATCCTCTCCGTCTTATCCCACAACATGCTGCCCCACACCGCCCCCTGAGAGTAGGCAACAGTACCGCTTGTCGCCACAGCAGCCAAATACGAGAGCGTCGTGTTCTTCGTTGTTGAGGCGTAGTCCAGAATGTCGAAGATCAAACCCGCATAGTTGGCCGCATCCACAAAGTTCGTGGTCGGTGAATGGACTGTGTAAGAGTCCGTCGGCATAAGAGCACCTGCCGTAGTCCCTGTTCCGAACATCGAATGGCTGTTGTCACCTGCGGCGCTCGCTGCGGCTGTCGTGGTCAGGTAGACTTTGAGGTTGTCGGTCCCGTAACCCGTTCTGGTAGTCTTACAACTACACCGTAGTTGCAGATGCTCATACGTCGCAGGAATAGACGAGAACTCCACCGACGAAGCATCAGCCTCCAAATACGTTGTGGCAATAGCCTCGATTATCGCCATCAGGCCACCGTCACAGTCGCACTAGGAGGGGTCATCCTTGGCAGCACACCGAACAGGTCGAAACGGGACTCATCCAGAATGTCGCCAACGTCGGACTTGAACAGGATCGAAGTAAGGGGATCCTGAGACTTCCATGTACCGCCCGTTATCTGTACCTTGCCATCGCCATCATAATCCGACGCCGTGTTGACCATGAAGGACTTGTATTTGCCAGAGTTCACATCTAAGAAAGTTGTTATCATCGCCGAGAAAGCATTTGTCGTCGCAGAATCAGCAATCAACCCCGAGTAGGCGAGGCCATTTTCGTTCCAGTCTTGGGCGAGGTCGTCGGATCCGTCGCCGTACAAGGCTTGCATGTGGTAGTTGGCAGCAGTCGTATCCCCGTTGAGTTGCAGCAACGCTGTACGCATCGCATGGGCATATGCGCTTCGCCAATACAGGATCACGACGAGATCCATAAACTGGCCCCAATCCGTGGAACTCCCGTCATCAGGATTGGTGAACGTGACGGACGCCGTGTCCGCTCCAAGCGTCGTAGACGCCAAAGCGACCCATGCCTCACCGTCAGTGATAGCGCCCGTCGTGGCGTCGATATATGCGGGAAGGGCCATCAGGCGACCTCGTATCGGATAATCACAATGCCCGCACCGCCATCTGCGCCGGGGGTGTTGCCGCCGCCACCGCCACCGCTTGAGTTAGGAACACCACCGCTAGGACCAGTTGATCCTGCCCCGCCATCACCACCACCACCCGAGCCGCCGTTGCCTTTCGTGCTCCCGCCTGCTCCACCGCCACCGCCCGCATAGGTTCGAGTCGTTGCCGTGATCCCGTAACCAGTTGACCCTGCCCCGCCATTGCCGCCAGTAGCACTGGAAGCGTTCGCACCTACGGCTGAATGTCCTCCACCGCCACCGCCGCCCCAGTTCGCCGAGGGGGTGGCTTCGGTGCCTTCGCCGCCATCGTTGCCCTGTGACGGGGATGTTGAAGGCGTGTTACCAGCACCGCTGTTGTCGGTAGCGTCGTCACGCTGACCACCGCCACCACCTGAACCGCCATCGTTTCCGTACATGACATCAGTATTCTGACTGCCTCCACCGCCCCCAGCCGTAGAGGTGAAACCTAACGCAACAGAGTCGGAGCCATCGTCGCCCTTGTCTGCGTTACTAGTAGAGCCAGCACCACCCGCACCGACGGTCACCGTGTAAGTGCCAGCCGATACGGCGTATCCCGTGCCCGTTCGCATACCGCCAGCACCGCCCCCGCCTCCTGCACCGTTGTTGCCTCCACCGCCGCCGCCAGCGCCAGCGACGTTCAGCCAGTCCACATCAGCCGCACCAGAAGCCACCACAAACTTGCCCGACCCACGGAACGCATGAACCCGATACGTCGTCCCCGAATCGACGTACTGGGTGATGATCCCGCCCGTAGCGACAAGCGGAACAGCGCCGAACAGTCCGCCATTCGTCCAAGTGGACACAGCCGTAGACGCCCACGCTTTAGCGGTGTCACGCCGCCCCCGCCAGTTGGATATGGCGGTGGACGGGTTGGTGCGGTCCTGACGAAACATTTATCAGGCAGTTATGCGGTTGACGTAGCCAAACAACTGAATAGAAGAAGTGGTCGCAGCGAACGCTGCTATCACCAACGGGGAGGCGTTACCTTTGAGGATCAACCCCGGAATCACCAGCACCAAACCAGCCTCCGTAGCAATCGTTGACTCAATGATGTCGCCCGCTGACGCGCTACCCCACTCAATAGTAAGTTTGCGGTCAGACGAATCATAGTTCGCTGCGTAAATCCACACCTCGTCATACGTCGTAGCCGTTGACGATCCGGTATGAATCATTTTACCAGCCGTGGCATCGTCATCAACGAGGATGCCGCGACCATCTGTGCTACCAGATAGTACGATCTTTGAGTATGTTGCCATGTTTGTCTTTCCTTAGTTGAATACTGAGTTTGAGATAATACTGCTGGCGTTACCGTCACCATGCAAAGCAACGGTGCCCGTAGCGTCGGGAAACGTGATCGTCCTGTCCGCCGTAGCATCCGTAGCAGCAATAAATGTTTCGTATGCGTCAGCCGTGGAACCCTCATAGCAGATCCGTTGCGTACTGCCGTTCAAGTACACCTGATCGCTAAACGTGGCCTGTTCGGTAACCGCCAACGTGCCGCTGACAGTCGTAGCAGACCCCGACGCGGACAACGTGGGCGTACCCGTAGCCCAATCAACCACATCGTCAAAGTTTTCGTTGACCTCCGCTGCGACAATCGCCGTCCCAGCGGTGAACGAATACGTTTTGGCCAAAGCAGCCACTATCGCAACCTCCGCGTCCTGTACATTCCGATGATCGAAGTAACCCCCCACTTGCCCCGTAAGGAAACAGAGGGAGAAACCTTAAACCTTAAACTAATAGCCTGTGCTGTCCCAACTGTCGGCCACCGGGCAAACAGATAGCGGTCAGAAGTGCCCGCCGCCTGCCATTCGGACGTGTCCCACACGC